CAAAACTACATTTCAGGAATATGTAAACCGTAAAGAGATTCCTAATCTACTTCTTTCTGGTACTGCAGGTGTTGGCAAAACAACTATCGCAAAAGCCTTATGTGAAGAAGTTGGTTGTGATTATATTGTCATTAACGGTTCTGATGAGTCTGGCATTGACACATTCAGAAATAAAATCAAAAACTATGCCTCATCTGTATCCTTGACTGGCGGCCGTAAGGTCATCATTATTGACGAAGCAGATTATCTAAATGCAAATTCAACTCAACCTGCCTTGCGTGGTGCTATCGAGGAGTTTGCTGAGAACTGTTCTTTTATCTTCACCTGTAACTTCAAGAATCGTATTATTGACCCAATACATTCTCGTTGTACTGTTGTTGACTTTAAAATCAATGGCAGTAAACCAAAAATGGCTGCACAATTCTTCAAGCGTGTTGAATGGATTCTTGAACAAGAAAATATCACTTATGATAAACAGGTAGTTGCTGCCGTTATCACCAAGCATTTCCCTGATAATCGCCGTATTTTAAATGAACTACAACGATACTCTGTATCTGGTACAATCGACAAAGGTATTCTTGCATCAGTTTCCGATTTGCAGTTAACTGAACTTATCAAAGGTTTAAAAGATAAAGACTTTGGAACTTGTCGTAAATGGGTCACATCAAACCTAGACAATGATACAACAACTATTTTTAGAAAGTTGTATGACACATTGTATGAATCTTTGGAATCTAATTCTGTTCCACAAATGGTTCTTATTATTGCCAAGTATCAATATCAGGCAGCCTTCGTTGCAGACCATGAGATTAATCTTATTGCCTGTTTGACAGAAATCATGGTTGAGTGTGTGTTCAAATGAGTCCGTTTGATTATGTTGATTTTATTTTTCGCAAGAAGAAACCAGAAGATGAACTGGACTTCAAAGATTATGCACCATTTATTGTAAATAGGTCTTTATCCTATCACCTGGATTGTGTTCTCTATGCAAATGATATGAACCTACATCCAGGTATTGACAAAGATATGCAATACCAGTATTTTCTAAATAGTATTAGACCAATGAAACGGGGTTTTCAACCTTGGCAAAAGTCTAAAACCGATGAGAATATTGAATTTGTCAAAACATATTTTGGTTATTCAAATGCTAAAGCCAAAGAAGCTTTGCGTATTCTTACTGATGAACAAATCGCTGAAATAAAAATAAAAACAGAAAAAGGCGGAGTGAAGAAATAATGATTGAAATAAGAGACCTAATAGAAGTAACATTAAAAGAAAAAGATGATTTCTTAAAGGTCCGTGAAACATTAACACGGATTGGTGTGGCTTCCAAAAAAGAAAAAATTTTATACCAATCTTGCCACATACTACACAAGCGTGGTCAGTATTACATAGTACATTTTAAAGAACTATTTGCATTGGATGGAAAACCAGCAGACATTAGTGAAAGTGATCTTTCTCGTAGAAATGCTATTGCAAATTTGTTGGAAGATTGGGGTTTAATTAAATTAGTTAATCCTGTGCAAACAGAAATGCCAGAACCTATGTTTCTTTCACAAATTAAAATTATTTCTCATAAAGAGAAGAATGAATGGCAATTAGTTCCGAAATACAATATTGGTAAAAAACCAAATAACAATTAAACTTTAATTTATATTATGAATGTGTCTATCTATCTATGAATGAATCGAATATTGTTTTTTATAAAAAATCTAATAGTGAAGTTAACAAGAAATATTTTAAAGATAATTTAAAATTGATTGAAATTGAAGTCTTTTCTTATTGCAATAGGAAATGTTGGTTTTGTCCAAACTCTTATATTGATAGAAAATCCGAAACAATTTTAATGTCAGAAATTTCGTATCTTTCTATTTTAGACCAACTAAAAGAAATTGATTATGACAAAGAAATTACTTATAGTAGATATAACGAACCTCTTTCCAAAAAAGATATTATTCTGAAAAGAATCAAACAAGCCAGAGAATATCTACCTAAGGCAAAACTAAGAACAAACACCAATGGTGATTACCTAAGTTTAGACTACATATATGAATTGCGTGATGCTGGATTAAATGAATTGTTTATTCAACAGTATTTGGGTAACAAACAAAAATATGATCATAAACGTTCAAAACGAATCATGATTGAAAAGATTAGACGTTTGGGTGTTGATTATTCAGTTATTACAGACATATATAACCACAGAATCGAATTTGAATTACATATAGAAGGAATTACTGTACACTTACGTGCCAGAAATTTTAGTATAGAAGGTACAGCAAGAACAAAAGATATTGAAAACTATGACAAAGATTATGTGAGAACACAATCATGTAATCAGCCTTTTAATAATATGTATATTGATTACAATGGTTCTGTTGTGGTGTGTTGCAATTCTAGGTCAGACATACCCGAACATGAAAATGCAATTATGGGTTCAGTACACCAAGATAAACTATACAATATCTACAGTTCTAATAAATATGATTCTTGGAGAGAACACTTGAAAGATGATGGACCAAAATCTGGTATATGTGAAAAATGTAAAATTGATGTAAAATTTGAGGAATTTATATGAAAACTGTAATATCACATTTTTATAATGAAGAATATATGTTACCGTGGTGGTTAATGCACCATCGTGAAATATTTGACCACGGAATTCTTATTGATTATGATTCTACTGATAGGTCATTAGAAATTATTAAAGAATATTGTCCAACGTGGCAAGTAGTAAAGTCTCGTAATCGTGAATTTGATGCTGCACAATGTGATGAAGAAGTTATGGATTATGAATCTAAAATTAATGGTTGGAAAATGTGTCTCAACGTGACCGAATATTTAATTGGTGATTATTCTGTATTAAATGATAATCCAAATCAAACACTAATAGTTCCTTGTTATATAATGGTCGATATACAAAAAGAGATTGGAGTAACGTATAATGAGTCTTTATTAAAACAAAAACCTTTTGGAATATCATATAACACTGACAAAGCCGTAACAATCGAAAGATGTTGTAGAGCAATTCATAACACAACCAGTTTACGATATCAACCAGGACGGCATTTTATACACGGAAATTGTAAAGAATTACAAGTTTTATGGTATGGTTATTCACCAATGACACCAGAGATGATAGAAAGAAAATTACAAATCCAATACAGAATACCACCTTCAGACAAAATGCAAGGTCGTGGATTGCATCATTTTACAAATGAAGAATACATAAATCACAATTATACCAGATATATGCCATTTGTTACAGACCTTTCAGATGAATTGAATATAAATAAAATATTATAGGTGTGTGAAAAAAGGTGCTCCACCTACCTTAGGAGCGTAGTAAAACGGGCAGACGAAATTGCCGCCGGAGAACGTAACCGGTTCCTTTCGATACGCCTTTGGGGTATCAATTTATTAATCTCGCTTTTAGGAGAAACATATGACTTACATTAAAGATGTATTTGGTAATGACTTTGGTTGGAACAAAATTCAACCTTTCACCGTAGGTTTTGACGACACATTACAACTTATGCGTGAAGCAGCAACGGCAGCTACTAAAGCCGTATCTTATCCTCCATACAATATCAAACAAGTAAAAGAAAACAAGTATGTCATTGAAATGGCAGTTGCTGGTTTTGCCAAGTCTGATATTGAAATGACTTTGGAAGGAAATAAACTCGTAATTAAAGCTGCATCTAAAGATGATGATTCTGAAGATTATCTGTACAAAGGCATTGCCAACCGTGGGTTTGAGCGTACCTTTACTCTTGCAGATAAAGTAGAAATCAAAGATGCAGAACTAGTAAATGGTATGTTGAAAATTTGGCTAGAAAATATGGTCAAAATTCAAGATGCTGTTAAAAAGATTACTATTAAAGAGATCGCTGATAAATGATTGAATTAATTACTAATTTTTTAAAACGAATAAGTGGTAATTATGGTAACGAATTGGAATCATTTATCACTTCTAGAAATCCAACAAATGAAGGTGATGTAGAGCGCCTAACCCGTGAATACCACATTAGACTGTTACAAAACAAGTACTATTAAGTGGTAAAGAAAGAAGGGTTGCTTGACAACCCTTTTTTTTGCCTATATAATAATCACTATGAAAACAGAAAAATCAAAACCATTTATTAGAAAAGTTCGTGTAAAAACTACACACGAAACTTATTATGTTTGTGCTCCAGAAAAAAAAGAAATTGATGGAGTGGAATTCGTATACGTAATCAAGAATATTGGTATTCGTGATACGCCAAAATTGATGCGTAAAGATTCTTTGGAGTATGTCAAATAATTTGCCCATATAGCTTAATGGTAAAGCAGGCGACTCATAATCGCTTGAGTGGGAGTTCAATTCTCTCTGTGGGCACCAAATAATATGAAACAAAAATTTCGTGATGCTTATATGAAAGTGGCCGAGACATTTGCAGAATTGTCCTCGGCTCGTAGACTTCATGTTGGTGCCATTGTAGTCAAAGAAGATAGAATCATATCTATTGGTTACAATGGTATGCCTTCAGGTTGGGA